TTCCCGAAAATGGGAGAGTACGATTTTTCTGATTATGATTCGTCACTTGGTGTTTATAAGCTTATGATAGTTTGTAAATTCCGCTTTAAGTGTTTTGCTCCCGAGTTTCAAACTTGGGACACTTGGCACCGTCTTCTTAATTGTTATAAAAACATTATATGGACGTGTGTGGTCCTACATGATGGCACTATTTCTATCAAACCTGGTGGTAACCCATCCGGAGGTGCGAACACTGTAGTTGATAATACTCTTGTTAATTACTGGTCATTAGCTTATGCCTATTATGTCTGTGTGGATGTCGAATTTCGTTCTTATGTATCTTTTAATGAATTCGTCATTGCTGTTCTTTATGGTGATGACAATACTATGTCTGTTTCAGACGTTGTTGCCGACAGCTTTACCCCAGACGCCTACTGTACAGCGGTTGCTCAGTTAGGTATGACCTGTAACCCCGTAAGCCGCGAATGGTTAACGATTAATGATGTCACTTTTTTACAAGCTGACTTTCGGACTTCAATCTACGGTGTGTGTGTTTACCACGTAGAACCATCGAAAAGCTATGAAAGCATGAAATGGTCTGAGGATTTGTCCCCAGTGATGTCGCTCCAGCGCGCAGTCGGAATGCATCGAGTAACATGGAGTGATCCAATTGCTAGGTGCTATTACACCCGATATATTTCTTATCTTTTGAATAGATATAACCCTTTACTTTCGGGGACGAAAGAATGGGAAGGAGTCAAGGCCGGCATTAAACCCGATTGGGCTATGGCTTCCTTTTATACTGGTTTGGAATGTAAAGACCAAAAAGACTTTCAAACTAATGATTTATCTACTAGAGTACATTTCAATGCTCAGGCAAAGAAAGGTAAGAAACCTCCCCGTGTCCCATCTCGGCAAACTAAACAGTATCAAACTGCTGCAAAATTAGTTAGAGAGGCACGTAAAGGAGGAAAGAAACCCCAACAAAGAGGATCTCGCAACAATATGGGTAATAATGGCGTTCGTGCTCGTGCAGTTCTTGCACCTGTGTCAACAGCTAACGAATTTACATTTCGGAAGCGCGGACGATCACAAGTTACTGTGTCTGAATTTGAATATTTGGGCGCTATTGCTGGTAGTGTTGCTTTTTCTACCACCTCTTTTGCTATCAATCCTGGTCTTGGTACGACTTTTCCTTGGATGAGTGGCATCGCTGCGAAGTTTGAGATGTATAAGTTTATTATGCTCGAATTTTGCTATGTGCAAACAACAGCAACGACAACCATTGGTTCTATAACCATGGCTTTTGATCCGGATGCTGTAGATGCTGCCCCTGTTACCAAACAGCAGATGATTGCCTATGAAACGAAGAACACGGGTTCACCTTGGGTCAACATGAATTTGCGTATTCCACCAAAATCACGTTTTGCTAAGGACTTGTTTATTCGTATAAATGCTGTACCTGCCAATACAGATGAGAAAACCTATGATCTCGGTAATTTTATTATCGCTACTCAGGGTCAAGCCAACACTAATCAAATTGGCGAACTTTATGTTCGTTATAGATGTTCCTTGATTGCACCTGAACTGGTTGTACCTTCTGGTTTCGATGGCACTGCTGTGAATATAATTTCCAGCGCACCGACGTCAGCTTCCCTATTTGCTAATTATACAGAACTTGGTTCAACTCAGATAATCCAATCTGTTGTTGGTAATGTGATTACATTTAATCAACCCATTAATGTTCTAATCTCCTGGTATGTTGCTGCAAGCACATCCGTTTCTCCCACAACAAGCATTACTTCTAATGGTGGTTCTGGAACTAATCATTCTGTTGGTAATTCTGCAGGCTCGTCTGAGCTTTGGCAAGTTGTTTTTACTAATGCCACAACAGTTACTTTTGGTTTCACGCTTGTAGGTGGTACTGCATCAGATTTATTTATTGCAGTTTTACCTGGTGGTGTCTCGCTTAGTGCGCCTAGTCCGATTGATTTGGCTATAACGCGCTTCAGACAGTTTTTAAAAGAGGAGGAGATACTTAGGAAGAAAGAGGACGATAAAATTGAGGCTAATTTAAAGGCGTTGCAAAACGAAGTCGAAAGTCTTGATTTATCCGATGATGAAGAAATTTTTGTTGATGCTTCATCAGGATCTAATGTGGTTCGTCTCCACAATAGACCGTGCGTTCCCGTTATTGAAGAACATGCTGCTCTTGTTGCCGATATAGAGGCTTTTCTTGCAGGTAGTATGGGATCAGGGAGCTCTATGC